ATTGTACACTACTTTTTTGAACAAAGTGTGTGGGTTTTGTACGGCGATCAATTCACGTGTCTCGGTATCGAGGATGTGGAAATACTTCTTGTCGTTACAGTCCGACCAGAAGAACTCCAGCTGTGATCCCAGGTAGTGAATGTTATCGCCACTGTTCTTGGTGTGATAATGTCCTGAGAGCACGGATTCAAACCTAGAGAAGATACTGGCATCCATGCCGTGATCGTTCTTGATACCACGCATCATCTCAAAACCGCTCAGTTCCAAGTGACCTCCAAGGATATCAGCCTTACAGTTCTTGATGAAGTTAATGGACTCATCCCAATTGTCTTTACACATCCATGGGACGAGAGCAAGTCTCAGTGTCTCGTATTCGATGACAGCTGGTTTTTCAATAATCGCAACCTCGTTGATAAAGAACCCGAGGAGTTCCTTGAGAGAGTTTGGAGTATTGGTATCTTTAAAATAAGTGTCATGATTACCAGGAATGATATCCATTCGAATGCCGAGATCTCGGAGAGGTTCGAGAAAATGCTTTCGATTATGGTTGAGACATTTGATATTGATTGCTTTTCTATTGTCATAGTAGTCACCTAGATGTACAATCTGTTTAATGTCATGTTCTTTAAGATATGGAAAAAATGTCTCACCATAAAACTTTGCTGCATTATCTAAAAAAATATCGGAAGAGTTCCGGATACCACAGTGGGTATCGTTCAAAATTGCAATTTTCATTCAACTCACTTAATAATGTTGGCAATCACCGTTTCAAATTGTTTTAATGAGTATTGTTTCATAAAAACTCCGTCAAATCTGAATCATTAGTCTTACGAATTCTGCGTTTAGGTAAAGATGCTTGAGGTTTTACATATTCTTCATCAGTCATTTCTAAGTTTTCACGCATCTTATTCTTAACTTCTTCGATATAAGACATAGTGATCTGTTTAGAATATTCGTCTTGGTTACTATTTATTTCAAACAAATCTGAGCCATATCCGTTATCAATCAATTCGTCTTTGATTTCTTTCTGTTTCTTTTCCTTGGCGATTCTCCGAAGAAAGGCATAATAACAGATTTGAGTGAAATAAGCAAAAGCATTTGGTTTTCCTGTACGTGTGGCTGCTTCGATGTTATAGTTTCGGATGGCACGGAGGCAGTTTTCAATAGCATCCATTACCATCTCATCACGATAAGAGTAGCCAATAAAGTTTGGTTTACGAGAAAGCCCTTCGGCGATTTGTTGGAATCCCAGGGCAACATAATTAGGAACAATAGGTTTGTCTTTTCCTTCATGGGCGTTATAGTCTTCCACATATGAGCATACAGCTGCTGAAAAGTCTTTGTTGTTAATGTAGTTCTGTTTGCGTTTCATATAAAGCCCTAGAATTAATCTTAATATATGGTATTATACACTGAAAAAAGTTTTATGTAAACAGAAAAAATGTGTTTACAAATCCGACGAAATAGTATATAATAAGTTTACTGTTCGTGGGGGTGAGGAGTATACCATTTAATGAATAGTCTCTTCTGAGTTCAGTTCCTCAAATAATTCATCCAAAGTATATCTTTTCTCCTCATCCTCGGTTTTCTCATCTGTGTCTTCTGGTGCAAACAATTCTTCTGCCAACTGTTTCCTATAAGAGAAATAGTTCTCCATGACGATATCCTCTGGCTCGCTTACTGAAACCACAGCGCCTCCAGCTAGTGTCATGGCTTTACTGTAGTTTGCGCCGAACTTCCATCTAGTCAAAAACAAGGATTGTTTTATTGAGTTGAATCTGATTTCCAAAGGTACCTCAATCATGAAATAGTTATCGGTAGTTCCAGCGACAACGGTGATAATCTCCTCACCTGTGATCAGCTTGAATACTTTGGGTGTATCTTCGAATGTGGTTTCTTCAGTCACAGTGTTACCTCGAATACGTTATAGTCGAACTTTTCTCTTTTGTAAATCTTCATGCGTTCAATGGCATGTAAGAGGGTGTAGTTCTTCTTCTGTTTCATATGCATATCATCAGCGATATCATAGAGAGTCGTAGACCTACCGTCCTCTGATTTTCTCAGGCCTCTACCGATAGACTGTAGTACCTTGACCTGAGATTTAGAAGGCGATGCAAAAATGATATTATGCAAGTTTTTAATATTTACCCCTGTGGAGAACGTGCCAAGGCTAGCAACAATGATAGCATTCTTCTGTCGTTCAACAATGCCCCGTATTTCTTCTCTGACTTCAGCATCGACTTCACCTGATACAAAGAAAACCTTACGCCGTTCATGTGCTTTATCCTTGATTAGATCGTAGATAATCTTGCCATGCTTTTCCACGTACTGGAAGAGTACCAATGTATTACCTTCTTGATCAAGCGCTAGATTACGTACCAGTCTGTTGCGCTTAACGTTACCAACAAGGTAGTCAATCTCGTAGTGGTAATCCTTACTATTTATAATGTCCCTACATACCTCAGGAGGATACTTCAACAAGAGAACATTAATCTTCAGTTGTGCCAGAGTGTCGGCATCCATCAGCTTTTTAGTAGTGGTTACATTATAGACACGACCAAACAAACCCTCTAGCACAAGCTTATGAGTCTGTGTTCCATCCAGTGTACCTGTGGTACCGAAACGGAACTCAGCTTCCCTAGACTTGTTCATGATACCGGTGAGGGATCTTGCCTTGAAGTTATGTACCTCATCACCGAACACAGCTCCGAACTGTTCAAACCACGTACCAGGTAGCTTGTAGATAGATTGCCATGTAGAGATAAAGACTCGCTCAGGTACGTTATGCTTTGGCATACCTGAGTAGATGCGATGGCACATCTGCGATACATTAAAATCATCGTTCTGTGCGTATTCCTCAAAATCAGAGTACATCTGTTGCACTAGTGATGTTGTAGGTACTACGATGATCGCACGCTTGTTATCGTTCTCTAAGAACCAACGTATCAGGATATAGATGATCAGAGACTTACCCGAACCCGTAGGTGACAAAAGAATGAGTCGCTTAGACTGGATAGCCTGAGCCACTGCATCAAACTGATAGTCACGTGGTTCAAAGGGAAGGTTCAGAGATTTGATGAACTTGGCCAGTTCTTTGGGGTCAACTGATACGCTACTGTCTGGTCGGCCGTATGTGGTGTCATGATCCAGTTCAATCGTATAGTTACGTGGACGAACAAACTCATCTAGGTACTCATACAAACCACAGGGAAGTTCCTGCTTGTTGATATCGTATAATCGTACCTTACCATCCCATCTACGTTGCTTGAATGCAGGCATGTACTTATGGCCAGGAACCTCAAAGGAAAAGAAATCATTCAGTTCATTTGCGATTTGTGGTTCTGATACTACGAGAAGTTGTGAGTGATTCTTCTTACGTACGTGTAAGGTATTCGCTTTTAATTCCATTATCCACCTGACTCAAAACGCCTCCAATCAATCATGTTCTTAATGGTTGAATGCCGCCATCGTATGTTGTTAATGATCTCGTCAAGAGTACTTATAATCGTCTTATAGTATGTGATTTTTTCCTCTGACTGCTGAATGTCTGTATCAGCATCGTAGTAGTGATCCATATCACCCTTCAATACCTTTAGACCATTGAATGGATCGAAGTCCCATCCTTTTTCCTGAATGGTCTCTGCATCCATCTTACCGTTGTAATAAAGCCATTTATCCTTGAGTAGGGTTTTCTGATCCAACTCAGCTCTTTTTAGTTTCAGTTTGGTGAGAGCATGGATCTCCAGATACTTAGCATGAAGAGAAGGGGTCTTACGGGATTCCTCATCCAGATTCATTTCGTTGATAACGGTATCTTCACGCCACATCTCTAGAATGCTTTCTAGATCTAATTTCATTATATAAGTCCTTACCAGAAGCCTAATGTTCTACCATTTCCGGCTATGATTGCCAAACACGTTACTATGTGTAACACTATCCAGAACGTCCTAAAGAGTAACGCCCTGTAAACATCGCTCATCTTAATGGGTAGGTCTGTTGGCTGATCTTCGTCGTGAATACCAATGGGCATGCCAACAGTTCTAGCCCAAAACACAAGCCATCTTTTTTCTTTATGCATGTATTATATCACATTACGTAACGAATTGAAACCCTGTATATGAGAAAGACGCATTAAATGTAATGTATTCCACAGTCGATGCAATCGATGTCAACTCAAGACCGGTCAATCCAGTCGGGTTACAGCCACTGTAGATGATTCTACGATTTTGATTATTGTGGCTGGTCAAGATTGATACCGAGATATCGGCTTGAGTTGGAAGTTCAGGGGAGACTCTCTGTGTTCTACCTCCCTGTGGTACAAAGTCATTGTTGACAATACTTTGCATCCAATCATAGAGTTCCGTGTAACCCTTCAGATCTTCATCCAGAATGAACTGTAGGTTAAGCTCTGAGTAATCCAGTGTGTCACCCGGAAAGTTCACGTTACCGATTCTAGGATAGGGATTCTGCGGACCCGTTAAGCTCACATCGGGGTGAGAAACGGTTTGCGCAAAAAACTCTAGGTTGGGATAATTGACTCTGTCAATGATCACTCTAAAGCCGGTTGGCTGTAAGTAATTTTTATTGAGTGTCAACGTGTCTTTACGTGCCATCACTTACTCCAAAAAAAGAAAGGGTGGACCTTTCGATCCACCCAGTATTTATATAGACACTTATTATGTTTGGACAATATTACAGAATGTTGTCTACACGGAAGAT